ATCAGCTAATTCTGTCCCTTGGTTTGATATCAATGTTCTATTATATTGGTTTGCGTCACCACTATTTGCGTCATCAACACCATTGTACGGAGTACCATAATCTGCCAATGCAACTGACACATTAGGGTCCGACATAAAAGCCTTTGTGTAAGTTAATATGCCTTCGTCTACTTGACCATCATTAGCAAATGTTCGTCTTTCAACTTTTAGACCATGAAAGGCAGATTGGGCACTACTAAAAATACCATTTTCTGTCTTCTTGTCTACCAAATATGCCATAAACTTACTCCTTAAATACTATTTATAATACTTTTATTATGTAACCTCTAAAATAGCCACATATGCTTCCAACTCTGGTTGAGAAGAATCGGAGTTTAATTCACCAACAACTCTTAATATATCATTTGATTCTAAATTAAGTGGTTTATCAAGAATTAAAGTATTTTCTGGTTCTATTCGTACAGATTTTGCTACATGATGAAAAGTTGTACCACCGTCTGTTGTTACTTTGACATCAACATTACCATAGTTTGTAGCACTTTTATTTGAAATGTACAAAGCATGAATAACTGCCTGACCATTTGCTGGTGCTGTATATAGGTTAGCACTAGATGTATCATTCGTTACAACTGTCATACCTGCGTTTTTAAATGCACTTGCCATATCTCTTAACTTCCGAATACGATAGCATATGCAAGGGCGTCACCCTCACCAACAAGTACATCACCTGTTGTTGTGCCATCTACTGTTAAATTTCCTGTTGTAATTACAGTACCAGTAACATTAGGTAAAGTAATTGTTCTATCTGCTGTTGGCTCTGCAGCCGTTAAAGCTGTTTCATATGCGTTTGCTAAATATCCTTCAAAGACTAAATTAGCACCGTCTAAAAGAATATCTTGGTTTGAACTCGCACCATTTGTTACTACTTGTTGTAGTGTAACTGAACCTGCACCACCAACTTCTTTAACGACATTACCAGATGTTTTAGTATAAAACTTACCATCTGTGACATTCATTGCTAACTCACCAACAGCTAAAGCTCCTGTTGATGGTATCGACAGCGCCGTTTCACTTCTTTTAGGTTTTATTACCGTTGACATTATTTACTATGTTTTCTAATCTGTTTGATAAGTTTGTCTTTTGTCTGTCTTTTGTCTAACTCAATACCAAGTTTTCTACCAGTTTTTTCTAACTGTGTTTTAGTTTGAGTTTTTAAATGTTTTAAATCTGTTTTGATTTCATCTTCTTTTTTTAAAACTAGTGGATAGTCTAAATTAAAAAGACTTTTAAATTTTTTCCATAAATTCATTAGAATGAACCTCCGTCAACTGTAGTAATTTCAACATCACCACTTGTTACTGTAAAATTAGAACTTGTGAATGAAGCAACACCAATGTTTGATGTACTTGCTAATTCACCAGTTATTGTCAATGTACCACCTGAAGCAGTTGTATTAATACCTTCGCCTGCTAAAAACTCCATAGGGTTACCGATTTGAACTGCACCTTGTGTAGAACCCTCATCTGTAAATATAAAGTTTTCAATGTTTGCACCGTCTATACTACCTGCTAACATAGCGTTTGTAATACCACCTGCTTTAACTCTTAATGCGTCTGCGTTTACTTCGATTGAACTATCATCTACTTCTACATCTAACTGGTTACCAGTTTTTGACATAGCAGCGCCGGCATTAATTTGACCTGCGCCAGAGAATTGTGTTACATCTAATGCTGTTGTACCAAAAGTTGGAGCACCTGTATGTGTAAATACATAACCGTTATCTCCGTTATCAGTACCTTCTTCAACAAATATAAATGAACCACCTGATAATTCTGCTGGTTGGTCTTCAGGAGTTGCTCTTGTTAATACAAAGGCAGTTGAACCGTTACCTTGTGTAGTAACAGTATAGATACCGTTTTGAGCAGCTGTTGTTTGGTTCTTAACTAATATTCTATCACCAACACTAGGCGAAACACCGTCTAATACGATTGCACCATTTGAACTTGCTGTTAATGTTGCACCAACACCTGCTGAACCATTTGAGTAAGTTGATTGTATATTAGCAGTTGTAGCTGCTCTTGCTGACGGTTTAGCGTCAAGGCCTTGAGCAACTTGGTCGACATATGCTTTATTAGCTAATGAGTTAGTTGTAAATCCTGCTCTGTCTTCGTAACCTGATGGTACTGTAACTGTTCCTGTTCCGTGAGGAGAGAAAACTATATCAGTATTACTAGCAGTTGTTGAAACTGTTGCACCATTAATTGTAATGCTGTCAACAACTAGAGAAGTTAATCCTGCAATATCAGTTGTAGTAGCACCTAAAGTTAATACTGAACTACCTAAAGTAGTTGTAGGGTTGGCTAAGTTTGCATTTGATATAGCCGCACTACCTGATAAATTTGAATTTGTTAATGCTGTAGCAGCTATTGTTACTTCATTGTCTGTAACAGTAGTTGCCATACCACCTGTACCTGAAAAGGTAAGTGTTTCGGAAGTATTGTATGTATCTGTTCCTGTATCACCTGCTAAATCAATAAACTGATTAACAGTTGAGAAGTCTAAATTACCTGCACCATCTGTTTTTAAGAATTGTCCTGCTGAACCATCTCCGTTTGGCAATACGAAAGTAGTTGTAGCAGCTACATTATTCGGTGCTTTTAAACCTATAAAGTTTGTACCGTTGTTTGTACCCTCATTTAATTTTACTTGACCACCGACTGTAGCACTATTACCAATAATAGCTTGGTCGATTGCTAAGTTAGTATCTGCTATGAGAGCCGAACTTCCTGTTAGTGTACCAGCAACATGGTCTAACATGTCAGTAAAATACTGACCACCAATTACTGAAATATTGTTAGCGTCACCTGAACCGTCAACGCCACCCTCTCCCACAAATAATCTATCTCCTAAATTACCTTGTGTTCCTGTTCCATAAGTATAACCTAATTCACCTAGTTTCAGCGTACTTGGGGCTGTAGTACCTGAACTTCTTTTTATCTGAATTACTGTTGCCATCTATAACTCCTAAAATGCTCCTGCGTTTAAGGTCAAAGTTCCTGTTGTCGTAACAATCTCTGTTCTTGCAACAAACTTAGCGTCACTAGACCTATATTGTAATATTGCTCCATCTTCTAATGAAGAAGTGTCCACATCTCCTAATAATTTTAGTTGAAGAGAACTGTTTTGTGCCGCTTGAGCAGAGGGCAAGGCAACGGATACTTGTTGTGGTCCTTGTGATGTATTTACATTTATCTTTGCTGTAATATCAGGCATTATTTCTCTCCTTGGGTATATTTATAACAAAAAAGAGTTGTATTAGATAGATACTTGAGGTCTTACTGTAATAACACCCTCAATAACTCTAGTTATCGTACTAGAAGAGGTCTGTAATATCTCTAAATCGTAAACATATCTGCCTTCTTCTAGTTGACCTGTTTCATCTGCTGATAATGCCATAGTGATTACACCAGATACAGCGCTAGCAGCTACTGTACATGTTATAATTGTTCTGGTTCTCGTAGATGAATAGCCCTTAGCCATTCTAGCTAATGCTGTGTAACCTGTTAAATCAAACGCATTACCATTAGCGTCTTTAACTGTGACATCTGAACTAAATGTCGTCCCTTGGTCTATCGTTAAGTTAGCTATAGCTGCCATTTATTTCTCTTCCGGTATTTCTTTTTTTACTAATGTTGCAATTTTACTGTTATAATGTGTAGTTAACACATCAATTTTTTCTAGCTCGATATTATGTCTGATTTTAGAGGCCTGAATTTCTTGTCTTACGACTAAATAATTCTGTAATTCTGGACTCAATTTCTGGACATCATATTCTTTGCCATCAATTAATACTGTATTCATAATTATCTCCTATATACAATACTATTTATACACCTAAATAATATAGAATAGGAGAATTAAATGATAAACATTAAATTAAAGTATACCAATATCAAGTTTCCAGATAAAGAGTTTGTTGATTTGCATGAATTCTTTGAAGACGACTACGCTGGTGTTGATGATGTAGAGGCTTTAAAACAACATGTTGCCAATCACGATTTATATGAGAATGCTAATGAAAAAATATTAATGGGTGATAAAAAATCTGTTGTGATAACTAGATATTTTGAATCAGAGGAAATGGCAGCTAAATGGCTAGAAGAAAGAAATAAATTACCCACGATAGATAAGAATTTAAAAGAAGAGGTTATGTAATCTTGTTTAAATATTGTGAGAAATATAATTTGTCATGGCCAAAAAGTGAGATTGTCAAGTCTTGTTTAGAAGCAGAATATCATAGAGGTGTTGACCGTCATGGCATACAATGGCCAGTAGATGAAGCACCGGTGCCTACAACCTCATGGAGTGAGGCATTAAGTAATATCACACAATCTCCAATCAGCAGTATGAAATTTTCCAAAGTACATTGGGGTGGTCTACCTGTTCATAGAGACCATAGTAAATTATGTTCATTAAACTTTCCTCTTGTGGGCGATTTTAGTAATAGCTCAATAATATTTGTTGACGATTTTAATGAACCTCTTGAAGAATATGATGGTGAAGAAGTTTACCTAATAAATACCAGACAACTTCATGGTGTTAAAAATAAAACAGATAAAGATAGAATTACACTTACCATAGGATTTGATAGACCATTTGAAACTATCAAAAGGACGCTTGACATTACAGTCAAAAAACTATATAATACGACTTACTAAATATGAATATTCATTATTAAAGGAGAACTGAATGAAAAAATATATAATCGCATGTTTGATGTTTCTATTTGCAAATACATCATATGCAGGAAACACTACAGTAGTAAATGCTGGTAGTGATTCGGGTGCTTTTCACCAAATGTTAACAATGATTTCTGAAAAATTAGAAAACTCTAATTATATTCAGGCAAACAATCCAGTTATAGCAGGTACACACTTTGACAAAGGTAATGTACTTACTGTATGGTCAACAGAATGGCCAGGAGATTCAACTCTTCCATCTGTGACTATGGATGAAAATACCATTATTGGTGTTACAGCATACGAAACAATACTTTGTAGTCGTACATACAATTCACTATCAGATATGAATGGTGAAATGCTTAAAATTGCAACATGGGGTCAATCGCCAGTTGTTGAGAAGTTTTTAACTGACTTATCAAAGTCTAATAACTTCGATTTTGAAATTGTACCATATGACGGTAGTGGTGCTACTACTAGAGGTTATCTAGGTAAAGACGCCGATACTATCTTTACAATTCAAACTAAGCAGGCTAAAGTAGAAGCTGACGGAAATTGTTTTGCGTTTAGTTCTAAAGGTGATTTAGACTTTGCATTTATTGATGTTATCGTAACAGTAAATGCTGAAAACGGAACTGTTGAAGAGTTAAGAAATGTCTTAACAGATTTATCAACATCTGAAGCATGGCAAACTGCCTTTGCTGGTTCAGCAATTTATGTGTTGAATGACGCTAATGCTACTTCACTTGTAAATAAAGTTGAAGCAGCCGTTACTCTGAATAGTAACTAATACAATTTTGTAACTCGGCGTTAACGGTCTGATAAGTTTTTTGCATATCAGATTCGTTATCGCCAGTTATTAGAAAAGAAATTCGAGGCGCCTTTTCTGTAGTAATATGTTGAAGCTTCGGTATAGTTTCACCAGGTCTCAACCTATCATTATTAGTCTTACACCAATAACCTTTTAAGTGTCTAATATCTTTTACAGATTTTATTTTACCTGGTTTTAATTTAGACGAAACCCAATATATCTGTCTATCAAAAGAAACTGGTTCATCATTTAATATCTTTGCCACTATCTTATTTTTATGTACATCATCCATTTGTTGTAGACCTTGACCTAATCTAGGGTTTAAATCTATATACTTTATAGTATCTTCCCATTTGTAAAAGTCTGGTCCAGAAAAAAACATATTCTTTAGATTTAAACTTGTAATGACCTTACTAAAAAAGTTGTGAGCAGTTTCTTTAACATCTGTAGGTACATCTTCATCTCTAAAACTCATCCATTCAGAATTTTTTGATTCGTGAGAATACTCATCAATTTGTTGATAACCAACTTTACCTCTGACCCACAACAAAATCTTAAACTCACCTTTATCATTTACATAACTGTATGGACCCCATAAAGTAGAACGGTCTGGTAATTGTTCTTGAGCCATGTAATAATTTTTACGATTATTAAACTCACTATCTAATTTACCTTTTTTATTATCATCAAAGAATGATGTACCAGCATGTAATAAAAATTCTTTCTTATTTTTAAATGTTAGATAGTTTAATCCACCTGGTTTTGCACCTGAACCAATGATTGGTTTTATTATGAAAGGTGTATTTTCAAATACATCAAGGTCGGCGTCTTTAGTAGGAATGACACTATGAGGTACAATACTACCAAGACCTAACTGATATCTACAATGACTATCCATCTTTGACTTATCTGATAATATATCAGCAGCCTTTTCAGACATGTTATTCAATCCCCATGACTTCTCTAGTTTTGCATGTAGTGGTAATAAACTTTCTGATACTGTATAAATTCTATCATATGGACCTACAATATCATCAAAGTTTTCAGTAACAACATCTACATCATGGCCGTTAATCTTCAATGCCCTTTCAAGACATGACCATTTGTTCTTCGCTCTTGGATATCCTAGTATTAAATGTTTCATTAATATATCACCATCACCCTCATTAAATTATCCCAAAACAAATCAGTTAAGAAATAACCATACAGTATAGGAAAAGT